GGTATACGACTTCGTAAATCCCGCAACACTTAGACAGTCAGAAAAGGCCGGATGGAGAGGACAAGCTTTACTTACTATGTACGACGGATGTGGAACACCACTTGAATTTTGGTTAATGGACTCTGTATGGCCACAATCAGTAAATTTCGGTGATTTGGATTATGCAGACTCAGCAGAAGCAACAATTGAATTAACTTTAAGATATTCAGAAGTTTCTTATCTACCTGTTTGCGGACTTCAAGTACCAAAGTGTGCCTGCACAGGATGTTAACAAACAACAGGAGCAAAAATGGCAGAACAACACGCAATGGGAATCGGAACTATCGGCCAACCCGATATGGTGTTCAAGCGCAAATTTCGCTGGACATTTGAAGTTTTCGGTTTCTGCGATAATGAAAAAAATAAGATTCCAGAACACTTTGTGAAGCTGGCTTCTCGACCAAATTTAAGTATTGAAGAAACTGAAATCAATCACTTGAATGCTAAGACATGGATTCCCGGAAAAGCATCTTGGGAAACCATTACGGTTACTTACTATGACGTAGCCCATCAAGAAATGCAAACTTTATGGAATTGGCTGGCATCAACGTATGATTTCACTGATCCCGTACATTTAAGACAAGGTAACAAAAGAGACTGGGACGCCACTGGTGTTTTGACTCTCTTCGACGGCTGTGGAACTCCTTTGGAGTCATGGCAGATGCAACACATGTGGCCACAAGCCATTAACTTTGGAGAAATGGATTATTCAAGCTCAGAAGAAGCTGAGATCGAATTAACCCTTCGTTACTCCGATGTTAAGTACGTGTCTCTCTGCCCAGCATTCGACATCAATCCTTGTTGTGGTGGTTGCGGCACCACTGTCAAGAAAGATCAGTTCGCAGAATTCATCTAAGAATCGAGAGACATAAGGAGAAACAATGGCTGAACAAATCCCTATGGGAATAGGAAACCTCGGTTTCAGTAACTTAATCTTCAAGCGAAAATTTCGCTATACATTTGAGTTATTTGATATCTGCGATGGTGATACTGTCCCAGCACATTACGTAAAATTGGCTGCTAGACCCAGCCTTTCTATTGAAGAAACAGAAGTTAACTTTTTGAATGCTAAGACATGGATTCCCGGAAAAGCATCTTGGGAAACAATTACTGTAACGTACATTGATGTTGCCACTACTGATGCTGCTCCATTGTTTAGATGGCTAGCTTCAGTTTACAACTTCACAGATCCTATCAATCTTCAGCAAGGTGCTATCCGAGATGATTATGCAGCAACGGCTGTTATCAAGCTTTGGGATGGTTGCGGTGCTATTTTAGAAACATGGGAACTTAAAGATTGTTGGCCAACTTCAGTAAACTTTGGTGATCTGGATTACTCTAATTCAGAAGAAGCCACCATCGAACTGAGCCTTCGTTACTCTGATGTTACTTACACGCCAGAATGTCCTAACTTCACAATTGATCCTTGCTGCACTGGTTGCGGTGTTGGTCAAGGAGATGATGAAGAAGAACCAAACGAATTGAACTTGGTATAATCCCTTACAGGATACTCTGATAAATGGCGGTGACGGAAACCCCTAATCCGTCGCCGCTTTTTTTATAGGAATTCACAATGCCTGAAAAAATGGGCCTTCAATTTGGCCTCGAATCAAGTGCTAACAAAACATGCAAACGAAAGTTTCGCTGGTTGTTCAGAATACCCGAAGTATCCGCTGATGGGGTAGACACTCTACCTCCTCTAAAATCTGCTAGACCTACCTTACTCTTTAAGGAAATGGTCGTAAAGCATCTAATTGAAGATGTTTACTATCCTGCAAAGCCAGATTGGAAGCCGATACAAATCACCTTATATGATCTGAAAGAAGAAACTGCTCCTGCTGGGACAACTGGGACTAGAAACAGAAACTTAGTGTTTCAATGGATAAGAGAATTCTATAGACCCGGAACAGGTCTTGGAGAGCTTGATTTACCCAACGAAAGAAGGTTCATCAAGACTTGCACATTGACAATGCTTGATGGATGTGGAGAGACTGTTGAAACATGGGTGTTTGAAGATGCTTGGCCGCAAAGCACCAACTTCCAAACACTAGACATGGCAGATTCCCAGATAGCCACAGTGGATATATCACTTAGATATGCACGAGCATACGTAGAAGACAATGGTGGAGAGGACATAGCCCTTAGAGATAATCCAAGGAACACGCCACAAGGAAGAGATGCTCAAATAGCTTTCACATCATAGCTCTTCTTCTTCGCCCTCTTCATCCTCATCCTCATCTTCATCTTCTTCGTCATCCAGAAAGTCTATTTTGAGAATGTCTTTCATTTCTGCAAGAGCATCTTCTAATTGCTTGCTCTTCCATCCAAGTTTACGAATAGTGGCAGATTTGTTAAGTCTGCCACGTTTTGTGTAACAATCAGATTCATTATCTAAGAGACATTCCACAAGTTCCGTATATCCATTTTCTTTAAGCTTTTGTATGATCTCTCGCATCTCAATAGCATAAACCGGGTTTCCCGTATTCATATTTTTATTCATATACATATAGACTACCACATATTGCTACGACTTTCAAGGCCGCTTCTAGCATTGTTAGATTGTTCTATGCCATTTCTAATAACAATTTGGTCAAACCTCTCTTGAAGGAAGCCACGATATCGTTTTTTCAATTCATTATAATACGAGCACTTCTATAAAGTTGCCTGAAATGGTTCAATATACAGGTGCTCATGTAATTAAAGGCTTTTCCTTTTCTTGGATCAAATCTATCAATCTTCTCAAAGCAGATAAGAACTCCTTCTTGAACAGCATCATCCATATCAATTCCGTTAAATTTGGCCCAATTCGCTATGTTTTCAGACAGTACATAGAAGGCGTAAGCTAATTGATCTTGGTATTCTTTGAAGCTGGCTTCAGACTCTTCATAGTCTTTTAGAGTCTTCTCAAGATGTTCCTTTTTAGAGTCATCTTGGTATTTAAGAATGCGACGATTATAGGTCTGCTCAATATCTTCATGTATGAATTGATGCTTGACTCTTTGTCGCTTGTAGAATTGAAATGACTTAATGATAGACTCGAAGGTCTTGTTGTTGAGATATTCGCTGGCCAAATTTCCTCCCAATGGTGGTGCTAAAAGGGTATTTATATATTGTTTGTGCGGCCATTTTTTCTCAAAGATCCTTCTTATACTGTATGAACATAGTAAAACTGTACTCAGAATTGCAAACAAATCCGAACAACCTCAAGGCTTACAGGTTGTTGGCAGAGCATTACAAAAATTGTAATATGGAAAATGAGCACCAAGCATTCTTGGAACTAATTGATAGGAAGTTCAATGACAACAGTTCAAATACTGACAAAGAATAATGCTAAAACAATAGCAAAAACCCTTGACTCCATACAGTCTTTGAACGCTAACATCATAGTCGGAGACATGGGAAGCAAAGACAGAACGATAGAGATTTGTGAAAATTATGATGCTCACGTTATCAGAATCAACGATAAAGATAGGTCCGAAGGAAGAAACAGGCTTATAGATGAATCCCCAAGTGGATTAAAGATGATGATAGAACCATGGGAAGTGTTGGCTCAAGGTCATCAAAACATTCAAGAAGGGTATGCCAGTATATTGACTGGCCAAGTCATCTCTAAGGATGTTCGATTCTGGAATGAAGGAAAGTTTGTCAATCCAACATATGAACGTCTTGAATCAGGAGCAGATAAAGAAACAGGAGTGTTGATCTACAGTATTGGGACAAGAGACTTAAAAGAAGACTTGAGGCTTATCGAGATATGGAAGAACAAAGACCCTAGAATAGCCGCTCCATACTATTACCAAGCCTGTTGTCAATTGGGCCTTGGAGACTATGATGGATTCTTAAAGACAGCAGAACACTACCTGTTCTTGGACAAAGATTCAATGTCTGCAACCATGGCTCGATACTACTATGCCATGGTTAATTTGATACACAAGAAACAAGCTAGACCGGTTCTACAGAACATAAACCTCTGCTTGTGTGTTAGACCTTTGATGGCTGAGTTCTGGTGCTTAATGGCAGATGTGTATTACCATTTGCTAAAGAAGTTTCATCAAGCCAAAGACTTCTATGAGAATGCGTTGATTCTGGGAAAGAGAAGGCTTGCTACAGACAAGTGGCCAATGGACATATCAAAATATGGAGCATATCCCAAAAAGATGATTGAGAGTTGTGACAAGATCATCGAGAGCCACTCAACCTATTCAAGTGGGCCATAAACGGTTGGCTCCCAATACTGCTCTACACTGTTTCTGTATTGGCCACGGTACTCTTCAAGAAGCCTAAAGACAGATTCGGCTAACTCATCATATTTCATGTATCGTAGAGACAACAAAAGGCGTGTCATCCTTAAGAAATTGTGATTCCAGCGTTCTAGCCACCATCTAGGGTTCTTGTGATTGCCTACCTCTTGCCAGACCGCTTTTTCTTTGAATACAGTCATGCCAAAGAAGTCCATCACCCGATAAATGGCGTACATGTAGTTTTCGATCAGAACAGGATCAGATTTGAAGAGAGTGATATCTTCTTCTGTAAGCAATGGGCAATCAGGATTGAATGCGCTGGGCTCTTTGGTGGGAAGAATCCATTGAATCCACGCATGATCAGCCTCGAATTGCTCATATCCATACTGCATGAAGTCTGAGAACATCAAACCTTCTGGTGTCGGGGATTCATTACGGTAGAAATCTGTAAGTTTCATGAGATTATTATAGCTATTCTTCCCAAAAACACAATCAAGTTACTGTTATAATTACATACCAAACAAGGAGACTTTATGAGAAGAAAGACGCATGAAGAAGTCAAGAAAATTTTTGAATTGTATGGATGTGAATTACTCGAAAAGGAGTACAAAAACAATGCCATCAAGATGTCGTTTACATGCAAGTGCGGAAAGACATCAAGCATCACACTTAACCAATTCAACAAAAGCCCTCGGTGTTACGATTGTGGATTGGAAAAAATGAGAAAATCTAAAGACAAGGGGCAACAACCTTGCAGAAGATGTGAATCAACGTCAGACATGATGGACAGAAAAGAGCATGGAAACATCTGTAGAGAATGTTACAACAAAGAACATCGAGAACATCGCAGAAAGAATAGACATAAATATTTTGATTTAGAAAAACACATCGAATATCAAAAAACAGTACCTTTAGAATACAAGAGATATCATGTCAACAAATCTTATTATAAATCCAGATTGAACGTGCTAAAGCACTACTCGCCAGATTTGTGCTGTCAAAGATGTGGTTTTAATGAACACCTTTCCGCTTTGTCAATTGATCATGTCAATGGAGATGGAGCCGAACATAGAAAACAATTAAATGGCAGGAATGTTGTTTACTGGTTAAAAGAAAATGACTATCCAGATGGATTTCAAGTGTTGTGCATGAATTGCAACTTCATCAAGGCGTGGGAGAACAAAGAGCACAATTAGCAGCTTTAATAAAACTCTAAGTGATTCACAACTACTGTAACCTCATCCTTGTATCTTGAGATGTCAAGCTGTTTCCTTCCGGGGCCTAACTCCCTGAGCTTAAAGACCAACTCATCTTTATTGCAGTTAATGACTTGCCAGCTATTGGCCGCAACCTTATCTGCACTCTTCTCAAGGTCTTCTACACTGGAAGCCTCCATGGAAGGGAAGTAATCCCGCACTTGACTGCCAGCTTTCTTCATTACATTCAAATAAATTGGATGATTGCAAGCACATCCGGGATTCTTAAGAAACTTTTGAATGTCTTCTTGAAGCGTGTCTGGCAAGCTTGCTCTGAACCTATCATCCATAAGAGCTTGTTTGATATTGTGTATTGTTACTTTTTTCTTATTCATCCCATAAATCCTATATCTTTGTCATAGTCTTCGCCGCCTACTCGTTTGGTTGGAGTTCCATCCTCAATCCTCTGTTGTTTGTCAGCTTCTTCTTTTTCCATCCTGACTTTTTCATCAACAGACTTGTAGGCTTTTACATATACGTCTGGAAGTTTTTTGCACACACATCCTCTTCCGCACTCAAGACACTTAAACATCTTAGTTGTAGCCACCGAGTCTTTGTATACTGTTTTCTTTTTAACAGGGTCAAGCTTAGGCGCACCACCGGGAACATCAACTCTTTTAACCTCTGTAAGCTCTTCTGCTTCATCACCTTCAAGTTTTATGATCTTCTTGAATCCACAAGGTTCACAAAACATAAACCATCTTTTAATTGTCTGTACCGACATCATCATCCTCCACGATAAACTCAATTTTACTTCTTAGTAGATACATGAGATCCGTGTAAGTTTGAGCCAGAACGCTGCCAGCAAATCCATAAATGGGGATCATCCACCAAAGATGCCATGAAAAGAATGATCCACAAATCATCCCGGCCCAAAAGCCTGTGCATTCATAGCATCCCAAAAGTTCTTTGGAAAAATTAGGAGTTGTCATCCAATCACGAACACTTATTCCTTTAATCATTAAAAGATCAAGGATTCTTCCATGAACAAGAATGTTAGTCAATCCAATTGTGGCAAAAGCAAACAACAATAAAGTGGCCATTATTCATCTCCGTCATCATCATCGTCAACATCATCGTTATCAATATCATCTTCATCAAGATCATCATCGTCATCATCAAGCATGACTTTTTTGACTTCAGCAAACTCTTCGTCCTTGCTTTTCTTGGAGTTTTTTTCTTTAGATGGAATCAATCTTGGGAACGGATAGTCCCAGTCTACTTTTTCAACTCTACTACCTTCTTTTGTGGTAGGAACGATAAGCAACTTAAACACTCCATCTTTATCAATCAATTCAAGAGCCTCTTTGTTGATTTCTCTAATCAATCTCAAAGTTTCTGGAATCTCATTCACAGTGTCAGGATGAAAGTTTACCATCAAAGAAATGATTCCTGTAATGTTCCCAGCAGAAATATCTTGTTGGAACATGGTGTTTTTCTTTTGATTTTTAAGTCCGCATTTTTGGATGTCTAAGCTTTTTGCCTTATATCTTGGATACGGGGAATCATAATCAACTTTTTCAATACGAGTGGCTTCTTTGAATGTAGGAACGAAAACAAGAGAATAGCCTCCGTCCTCACATATAGAATCTGTCAAACCTTGATTCATTTCCTTAACCATCTCTAACGTGGTTCTAGTATTTTGACCCATATCAGGACATAGGTTGACCCAAAATACAATCACTCCTTTAAGCTTTGTTTCTGGCATTATTCCTCCTTGTGAATTATCATCGCCAATGTGTTATATACAGAAAGTCGTCGTCTCTCCAAGTTGTGAAATTGCTGTAACCTTCAACCTCACACAATTCCTCACAAATGCTAAAATCTTGTAAAGGAACTTTTGTATCAAGAACTATGCTGTAATTTAGTTTCTCGACTACTATTTTATCATCAAAATACTCTTCTAAAACCTTAACGTCTTTTTCTGAAAGCTCGTTAAGACAATCTAGGAGTGCTTGCTTGCCAGTTGGACGTAACATTGGCACAAGTTTAGACATTCTCCATATCTCAAAATGACTCCTCATTTGAGGAGGCAAAAGGCTTTGTAAACGCCGATCATGGAAAATAAGCTCTTCGATGTTGGAAAAATTTATATATTTCATACTCTGATACCAAAAATGATGTCGTCAGAAGCATCATAGTAATTCAAGGAGATAATTATGACAGATGATGTTTTCAGACCTCAAAGAAAAAAGGTCACAGATGCCGATCTATCGCCAGCCGATGTACAAGCTAGGGCTCAACAAGGTAGAGCAGAACGTGAAGGTGGAGGAGAAAATCCTCTCGACCAAGTTAAGCAAATCCAAGAAGCTGTAGCAAAAGAAACAGGGAGAGAAGCTCCTAAGACTTTTGACCCTTCAGAAGCACCCTTTGATATCGGCGGCAATGTGCCAGCAGACTTCAGAAAAATCATGCAGGAGAGGGCTGCAAGCCCAGAACAACTGAGAGAGGGAGATGCAGGCCCATCTAAAGAAGAAAAAGAAAGTGAAAACTTTGAAGCTTTTGAAGCTCCACCAGACAAGCCCCGAAAGAAGAGAAGCAAAAAGGCTACAGGAGACAAAAAGGTCAGAGTAACTGGAAGCAATGAACTTGAAAACTTGTTGGGCCAGTTGGCAGAAAGCCATCAATGGGAAGAATTCAGATGGCCTTCCAAAGCTAAGTTTTATGATGACATCCCTGACACAGTAAATGTCAGAGCTATGACTGGTGAAGAAGAACAAATTTTAGCCACGCCTCGTTGGGTAAAAAAGGGCAAAGCCATTGATATGATTTTCAAACGATGTATCAAAGAGAACATCGACACAGAGAGTCTTTTGTCTGTTGACCGAACTTATCTTCTAATCTACCTTCGTGGTATTTCTTACACTCCTGAATACGATGTAGAAATCAAATGTCCAGATTGTGGTATCAAATTCTCATCTGTAATTGATCTTAACAATCTGGATGTTAATGGATGCCCAGAAGAATTTGATGGAGATGAACTAGGCGGAAATCTTCCAACGAGTGGATTCTCTTACAACTTCCGTTTGGCTACTGGAGCAGACGAACAAGAGATCACAACTTATCGTGAAAGACGTATTCAAGCATGGGGTGATCAAAGTGAAGATGACACATTGCTTTATCGCACCGCACTGTTACTAGAAGACATTGAAGGAGTGACAATGAAGAAAGAATTGGCTCTTCTTCTTAAGAGACTTCCAATCAATGATGTGGCTCATTTAAGAAATGAAATCAACGAACCGCCATTTGGTGTTGATACAGACGTGGCTATGGT